TTGTTCTCTTGTCTACTTCTAATTCCTTTAAAATACCTTCGATTTCAACTACATTTTCACATTGCTTAGTTCTAATATTTAACATACACATATCCTCCAAAGATAACACTTTATTCATTTATTTTTTTTTACATTATAGAGATAAACTCTAAGCTAGAGAGGTAGGATTCGAACCTACGTATCATAAAATCAAAATTTATTGTCTCACCACTTGACTACTCTCTAATTTCTCTTGATTTTCTATAATTATTATATCATAATCTATAGGAAAAATCAATTAAGTGAAACTGGGGAGATTTGAACTCCCGACTTCCAAATTAAAAGTTTGGCATTCTTCCGACTGAATTACAATTTCATTTAAAGCAAGTAGAGGTAATCGAAACCTCATCTTGTGCTTGGGAAGCACACATTCTACCGTTGAACTATACCTGCATATTAGAGGGGAAAGTCCCCTCTATTTAATTACTCTTCTACCTGAGCATCTGGATCGTAATTTAGACCAGCTTCATTTAGTTGGAAATACTTAACTTCCTTTTGCTTACCATCAACTTCAACTGTTTCTGTTGACTTATCAACTAGACCCTTCTTAGCTAGACCAGTAACAGAACCAGTAACAGAACCAGCCTTTTCAAAGCCTAGTGCAGTCATAACATCCTTGCAGGTAAACTTTGTACCGTAGTTATCCTTTAGAAATTGTAGTACCTTTCTTGAATTTTCAGACATTGGTTTCTTTGCCATAATTAAATCTCTCCTTTTAAATTAAAAATTATTTTATTTTTTAAATAGCTCGTTTTGCTATTTAACTTACTTAAATATTATATCATAGGATTAAGAATTTTTCAATATCTTTAAAGCTTAATGCCTTTAAAAAATTTTTTTTCTTTTTCTTTTCTCAATCACTATAATTATTATACCATAACTTTTGATTAAAGTCAACTATATGAACTTTTCAATGGTATTAAGAAAATCATTTAATATTTCTTGTTTGATTTTCTATAATTATTATATCATAACCTACAACTAAAGTCAATTAGCATCAATGTCGCGTTGTATTGGCGTTTGTAACTTTTTAGCTAATTCTTGTACTGTTACAGAAGCTTCTTTCATATAACGATATTGAGCTTCCATACGAGCCGCCGCAAGATGTAAACAAGTTGCAATTAAATTAACGTCAAACATTGTTAACTCTTCATGATCTAAAATCTTACGTCTTAACTTTTCATATGTATCTACACTTGATCTATAAGATTCATAAAAAGGTCGATCTTCATCTTTTATATCTAAAGTGACTTTACCCTCTTTCTCTTTATCAAGCATATCTACAACTTCTTGTAATTTATCTATAGCAGTTTCTACTGCCGCAAGAATTGGTTTTTCATTTTCTTTTACTAATTCTATTTTTTCTTGAAGTTCCATCCTTATCTCACCTCACTATAAATATTATACTATAGGCTAATAAAAATATCAATAGGTATAAAGTAGGGATTATATAATCCCTACTACGTACTCGTTATCTTTTAATTCCATAGCTTTAACACCAAGAGTCATACGATTACTCTCTCGAATATCGCCGCTATTAAATTTTAGAATATTATTATTTGAAATTACAATTATCTCCTCATCATTTCCTATTGGTTTAAATTGTACAACATTATCATTTTCATTAATTTTTTGAATTTTATTACCCTTAATTCCACGATTACAAATTCCAAACTCATCAATAGAAGATTTCTTAATCAAGCCATTTTTAGTTACACTTACTATTGATTTTGTATTCTTTGCTACAATTTTTGCATCAATTACTTCATCATTTAATAATTTAATTGCCTTAACTCCAGCTGTAGCTCTACCAATAGCAGTAATGTCAGTTGTTTCGATAATTATAAAGTTGCCTTGTCGCGTTAAAATTCCAACGTTTTCATCGTTTACAAATAGAACATTTACAACACTATCTCCATCTTTTAAATTAATTGCTTTTAAAGAACGTCCTTTTCTTAAAGTATATTCTCTACTTAATGTTTTCTTAATCATACCATTCTTAGTTAAAAAGACAAAATATTTCGCCGCGTCTTTCTTTTCATATGTTGTGATTGTAGCAATTTCTTCATTATCTTCAAAATCAAATAAAGATTTTAAATTAATTTTACTATTTACTGGTAATTCACTGGTATTTGTAACAAACATTCTACCTAATGTTGTGAATACCATTAAACTAGAAAAATTATCGTCAGCCAATGTCTCAATTATGGTTTCTCCTTTAGCAAGTTTAATTTTAGCTCCTTTTCCGCCACGCTTTTGAGTTAATAGAGTAGAGCTTTCTTGTGTATAGATGTTATTGAGATTTGTATAGTGGATTAGTAGTTCTTTCTTTTCTATTGGTTCTGCATCTTCGTCTTCTGAAGTGAAATCAAGATTAATACATTTAGTACGGCGCTTATCTCCATATTTTTCTGCCATTGTTTGAATTTCTTTAATCATTTCTTCTTTAATCTTTTCTTCTGATTCTAAAATCAATTGAATACGATCTGCAGTTTCTTGTTTTTGATTTCTTTCATTTTCTAATTTTTCGATTTCCAAATGAGTTAAACTCGATAATCTCATCTTTAATATTGCTTCTGCTTGTTTTTCAGATAAATCATAATTTTTCATAATTAATTGTTTGGCAGATTCTGTGTTTTTTGAACTTCTAATATCTTTTACTAAATCTTCTATGTTATGAAATGCAACAATTAATCCTTCTAAAATATGGATTCTGTCTAATAATTTAGATAAGTCATATTGATATGCTTTTATAATTATAGTTTTTAAATGTTGTAAATATGCCTCCATACTTTCTTTCCATGTAAAAAGTTTAGGAATTTTACCATTATCTAGCATATTCATATTAATAGAATATGAATTTTGAAGAATTGTATGTTTATATAATAAACGAGTTACCTTTTCAACATTAGCATTTCTTGTTAATTTAATAAAAATTTTACAACCAGAGTAATCTGTGCCATCATATACACTTTCTACGCCTAATAATAATCCATCTTCTATTGCTTTACTAATTGAAGCTACTGCATTATTAGTAAAAGTCATATATGGCATTTCTGTAACGATTAATTCCTTATTTTCATCATCATATTCTATTTTTGCTCTTACTAATGCGGCTTTACCATTTCCATATTTCAAACTTTCTTTTACTTCATCTTCATTAATAATGATTCCACCTGTAGGAAAATCAATAGGGCAATAAATGTCTTCAAAATCAATGTCTGGATTATTGATTAACTTTTCCAGCGCCACCGCGACATCTTTAAGATTATGTGGAGGTACAGAACTAGAACAAGCAACTCCAATACCAAAACTACCATTAACTAAACTAAAAGGAAATTTTGTTGGTAAAACAGTTGGATAATATTCTTCTTCTGTATAATTTAATTTCCAATCGTCAATAGTTTCTTTTTCTAATAAAGAAGTCATCTCATATGCAATTTCATTTCCACGCATTTCAAGATAACGGGCTTGACTATAGTCATCTCCACTTAAATAAGAACCATTATTACCTTGTACTTCAATAATTGGATAACGTAAAGAAAAATCTTGAGATAATCTTACTGCAGTACCTAAAATAGATGCGTCACCATGAGGTGAATATCTCATAGCTCCATTAACAGTTGCTACAGCTTTTCTTCTCTTGTCTTTATAAGTAAGCTTATCTTTATATTGAGCATATAATATAAAACGCGCTCCGCATTTTAGTCCATCTCGTGCATCTGGTAATGCACGAGTTTGGATAACATAAGATGCATAAGGCACATAAAATGCCTGTAAAGCATCACTAACTTCCCATTCTTTTCCATTAAATTGTATTTCTGCCATAGAATCTCTCCTTTTTTTTATTATAATAATATTATACTACAAATTAAATCTTTTGTCAATTTATTTTAATCCTCCAAATTTTCAAAATCCGCATGAGAGAAAACATAATCCTTTCTTGAAACAATATCTTCTCCTAAGAGAACGTCAAAATAATATTTTGCCTGCTCAGCGTCGTCCATTTTAATTTGAACCATTCTAGCATCTTTTGAGAATATTGTTTGTCTAAAATCTTCAGGCTGAGATTCACCTACGTATTACTCCATTATTTCTAATGGTACTGACCATTTCTTACTGTAAAAACAGCACATCGTTTCGGTTCTCATTGGCTTCGTTTCCTAAAACCAAGACGTGTATTAATAACGTCCCTACTCCCCAGCATTTCAACCTTAGGGATGGCCGATACAAGTTACTCAATTTCAATATAGGTTTTCCTATTATAAATTCTTTTAAACACTTCTCTAGTTACTTTATCTTTAAAGTCTTGGTATAATTCATCTAAAGTTTCGGATGAAGATCTACGTCGAATTTCTCGTATTTCCTCTATACTAAGTCTTCGACCAGATCCTTTTCCAGGGTGGCTATTCCTCATCCAAGTATGAAAAGCTATATTTTCTTTGGTGAAAACATCCATATGTACCTTTGTCCAAGTATCACCATTCCAAATTTTATGAAATCCACTTGGTCCAATTTTATCTTTATATTGTGCATACACCTCATCTTTTATCTGATGCTTATTATATGCTTCACGAATATTATATACATCAGCTTCAGATAATTTATGTCGTGGATGCCTTTCGCCATCTTGAATACGAAGAACCATATTACCACCTTCGTCTTCATTGTAACCATGTTTATAAGTATCATATAACTTTATATAATATATTTCCCAATCGTTTAATTCTTCTTGTGGACAAGTTTTTAATACTTCAAAATCAAAATTTTCTGTACCATATTTACGAAGAGCACGATAGAACGTTTTTTCATATTCTTTATTACTTTCAACATTCCAAAAAGCTCGTTGTATATGTGTTTTTCTACGTTTTTCAATATCAATACTTTGTCCAATATAACTATGTCCATTAATTTTATTTGTAAATTTATAAATTCCTATCATAAAATCACTCCTAATATAACGTGAGTGACTATTGAGTAACTCACGAGATTATCTTCTATTCTTGAAGTAGTTTTCCTAAGCCTTAACTTTAAGAAAAACGGATTACGAGAACGTTCAGACTCCCTCGTTAGCTAAGATTTATCTTCTTAACCTCTATTAATAAAATAGATTAGATGTGTTAGGGCCAGACTATCTCTTACCCCTTTAATCTAGTTATATCACCTTTAGGTAATTCTTTTAGTTCTTTTTCGTTATAAGCAAAATATTTTTTACCTTTACTTTCAACTTTGAATAATGGAGTTACACCCCAATATACTTTACCTGCTTTAATTAATTCTGGATAATGACAATAGAGAAATGTTAAAACTAAACATACTATATCATATCCATCTTTATCCATATCCGCCATTATAACAATTTTACCATAACGTAATTTTTTAATATTAAATTTATCTCCCACGCCGCAACCAAAAGCAACGTGTAATTGTTTTACTTCCTCGTTTGCGGCAACTTTATCAGCAGGATTTTTTAAAGCATTAATAATCTTACCTCTTAAATCAAAGCAAGCTGTAGTTTCAGAATCTCTCGCTTTAACAAGTGCTCCCTTTGCTGATTTTCCTTCACATATCATTAATTGTGAGGATTCATCATGTCTTCTGCAGTCAGCAAGCTTTTCTACTAGTATTGCTTTTTTCTTTAATTCTTTTTGAATATCATTATTACTTGATAAAATCGCCTCTCTTGCTTTATCAGCCGCAATTTCAGCTCGTTGCACCTTAACCATCATTTCAATAATTACAGAGAAATCATTAGTCTTACTAAATTCTTCTAATCCCTCTTTCATTGCTTGAGAAGTCAAAGTTCTAAGAGACGGCGTATTAATTTTAGATTTTGTTTGATTCGCAAATGATGGGTTTGCTACTTTACAATTAACCGCATAGATTAATCCCTTTCTCATCGATTCAGGTTCTAAATTCTTTCCACTTAATTTTTTAATTTGTGTTGTAATAGCAGTTTTCGCTCCAGTAACAGGAGTTCCTCCCTCTGGACAATATAGTCCATTAACAAACACATAACTCTTTTCTTGTCCGCCAGTCCAAATAAAGGCTACTTCAACTTCATCTGTTCCATCAGTAGCAGAACAAATAATTGGTTTTTTCATTAATGGTTTTTTAGCTACATCTTTAATGAAATCTGCAATACCATTTTTAGAATAGTATTCTTGAGATTTACTATTATCTTGATTTTTTATTATGAATTTAATACCTTTATTTAAATAGGCAATATTTTTTATTTCTTCACAAATTCTATCAAAAGAAAAAGATTCAGTTGCGTTAATAAAAACTTTTTTATCTGGTTGGAATGTTATTAGAGTTCCGTCTTTTTCTTTTGTTGTAGTTTCTTCATAGGATTTAAGTAATCCTTCTTCAAAGATTGCTGTCGCTGATGTTCCACTTCGGTAACTCGTTACGATAAATTTGGAAGATGACATACATACTGCCGTTCCTCCGATTCCGTTCAATCCGCTACTATTTTTATAAGAACCTTTATCAAACTTACCACCTGTATGAGATTCAGTATAAATTGCAACCAATATATTCCTATCATCTTTGATACCAAAAGGAACACCACGTCCGAAGTCACGGCATGATATCGTTCCGTCTGTCTCATCAAGTGTAAGAATGATGCTATCACCATATCCAGCGATTGCCTCATCAGTCGAGTTATTAATGATTTCCTTTAGGGCTTGATAGATGCCCTCTGTATCGTCTGTTCCAAGATACATTTGGATACGTTGACGCATCGCATTTCTGGTATCGAGGTGCTTTATATTATCTATATTATATTCTGTACTCATGTGATTCCTCCTCAAGTTCTCGCGTTTATTTTCTTCTCTCTGTGTCCCTCCCCTCATTTTCTATATTTATTATATCACTCTTTAGCGGCAAAGTCAATTAATTTTCGTTTTGCCCGCTGGAGATTTTGTTTGTGATTCGTTTGGGTAATAGTTAAGGCGGCTAGTTTTGATTCCAGCCGCCTAGGTTTGAGTTATTTAATTATTTCGGAGTGTTATTTGAGCTGTTACTCAATCACTTGTTTTTATTTATAATTCACCCTATTAATGAGCTACGCTCATCAAAAATTAGAGAAAATTGATTTTGAACTCTTTTTCTCTAACTTTACTTTTGACTTATGTTTTACACCTACTATTAAAATACTAAACGCCAAGACTTATTAAACCAGCAAAATAAAACCTTGTTAATTTAAGTTGTGCGCCTATTCGGTAGTCCATAGGCAAGCTGGTTTCTTTGTTCCTCCCCTTCTTTTACAACAATACGTTTGTTGACGGCTTAAGTTCCCGTTTTGACGATATAAGTTACGATTAACTGTCATGGATTTTGACATTAATTCCTATAACGTGTGATTTAGAACTTCCCGCTCACAACACGATTAACAGCGTGGACTAGATAGGCATATCATCACGACATTCCTAAATAGCCTTTTTGATAACGGAGAGCTGTCTAAGCGTCCCTCTCCGCTTAACAACGAACTAAATCGACTTACGTTAAGCATTCTATATTCACTTTTCTAATATTATTATACCATGTAAACTAGAAAAAGTCAATCCCATTAAGAGATTGACTTAATCAAAATTATTTCTTTTTCTTATGATACTTTTTCGCCGCGGAATTTACAACGATTCCTTTATCTTTTTGCTCTTGTTCCCATTTACGTCTTTTCTCTGCTCGTTCAATTTCATATGTATTGATTCTACCCTCGGCCCAAATAATTTCTCTTTTGTCGGGCTTTAATCTTGCATCATCATCAAATAAAGTTTTCCATCTATCATCAAGAAAATATTCTAGTTGATAGATTTTCCTTTTTAATATTTCAACCTTCTTTTCATCTGTCTCTGTTTCTAGACATCTATTATAATATGCATAGTCTCTTTCAATGATTGTTGGTAAATTTTTATCAAAAACCTTATGATTATGAGCTAAATATTTTGAATCCTTTAAAATCTTATTCCAAAATTTAACACCAAAGGGACTATCATAATCATGGATTCGTTGATTTTCTTTAACTAAATTCTTTATAACGTTTTTCTTCGTTCTTTTTACTGGCTTTGGACCTTTTCTCTTTTTCTCTTGATTTATATTTTCCATATAAATTCCTCCTTTATTTTTCTATTATCATTATATCAGAAAATAAAGAAAAAATCAAGCTAATTAAAGCTTGATTTTCATGTTACTTTTGAAATAGATATAAAAATTCTAAATCATAATCTTCTTGACGTTTCTTTCTTCCCTTCTTTCCATTTGTACCAATTTTATATTTCTTAATAAATTTAAAACCAACTTTTTCTAGCTGTTCTAACCAATCTTCTGTAATATGATAATAATTTTTACTCTCATCTGAATAGTTATTTATATCAACAGCAAAATATCCTCCAGTCTTTAACATATCATAACTATTTTTAA